CCTCCGAACATACCAGCAACACCAGCCATATGTAATGGGTGCATAAGAATGTTGTGCTCTGCCTGGAAAACAAACATGAAGTTGAATGTTCCAGAGATACCTAAAGGCATTCCGTCAGAGAATGAACCTTGACCGAATGGGTATACAAGGAATACTGCGAAAGCTGCTGAAACTGGTGCAGAGTATGCAACACAGATCCAAGGACGCATTCCTAATCTGTAACTAAGTTCCCATTGGCGTCCCATGTAAGCAGAGATACCGATAAGGAAGTGGAATATAACGAGCTGATATGGTCCTCCGTTGTAGAGCCATTCATCCATTGTTCCTGCTTCCCAGATGGGGTAGAAATGTAGTCCGATTGCGTTTGAGCTGGGGACGACTGCTCCTGAGATAATATTGTTTCCATAGAGGAAAGATCCTGAGACTGGTTCTCTAATTCCATCAATATCTACTGGGGGTGCAGCGATAAACGCTAAAATAAAACAAGTGGCCGCCGTGAGTAAGCATGGGATCATTAATACTCCAAACCAGCCAACATATAATCTGTTGTTAGTTGAAGTGACCCACTCGCAAAACTCAGGCCAGCCGGACACGGATTTACGTGTCTCTATAGCGATAGCCATAAAATTAGTGCGGTAAATAAGTATAAATATCAGCTTTTGAAAACAAAAGCCTTAACATTAGTATACATTAACCACTTGGTAAAACACCGCTTGAAAATGCTCCCCAAGCTAATCCAATAGCTTCAATAGTAGAAGTTTCTCCAGAAGCATAAGGTAAATGCACTACGTCTCCGGGATGATAAGTAGCTGGCTGACCACTTATTAACACTTCACTGTCACCAAATTTTCTTACTTCTCTCTGGTTATCAGAATATATAAAATTAGTATCAACAATATCTCCAAATTTAGGATTACTCATAATGCTGGTTTGCCTCCTACTGATGGTGTATACGCTTTACCTGTCTTATCAAACATCGTGAAATTTTGTAGTAATACAAAATTACTTGGGATGTTAAACAGTTTTTGCATCATAGTAACCATCATAGGTGACTGACAATTAAAGGGAGGTATATCCATATGTCCTAGTCCATATATCATTAAGTCTCTCATTGCTGTCTCCTGATCATTCCTCGTCTTCTCTACCAGTTTTTGTTCCCACTCCACCATGCTTTCCATTCCTACAGGAAAATCAGAGGGTTCGGGAGGAAATAATCCTTCCTCAAACTTCATAGAATAAATATGTTTGCAATATCTAATTTCATCTAGTACTGGTTCCCAGAAGTCAGTTAATTGAGTTATTACATTATCTTTAGCTTGGTAATCTTTAAATGAAGGCATACCGTCTGATCTAGCTCCGGGTAATGAAGGATCAGAACCACTTCTTATATAAACAGAACCAAAGTCTTTATACACGCCGGGATTATCTCTAGTAGTTCCTGGAACAGTTGTAGAAGTTGGCGTAATAGAAGGAGGTAAATTAAACTCAACACTAGGTGAAATAATCTCCATTCTTCTATTAGTAACAGCATCTGTCATAGCTTGGTTAGATATCTTTTCTCCTATTTTCAATACTTCAAAACGTCCAGGTTTTAAAGATGCTACATTAGTTCTTGGAAAATTACTTGCTTTTCGTTTTCCTAAAGTAGATAAGTAAGCGTAATCACGTCTACTGTAATCCTGACAAGTGCAATAATATCGAGTTCCTGTCATAAAAAATCTACCAACGCTAGGTGCTTTAGTAGTAGGAGTAACTAAAACTCTATCCGGTGTAGCTTCAACAGATCCTCTTTTTTTCAATTTAATTACTCCTGTGGTCTCATTTATTTCCGCTATCACGGCCTGTACAAATCCAAATCTTTTCTGGGTAGTGGTGTCTATTGTGTCTCTGTTAATAGGAACACCTTCAACTTCTACTATTCGATCTTCAATAACTTCTCCGATAATCGGTTTAATTCCTTCTGGTACCCCAGCTACAGGAATAAATAAAGGAGGTGGTAAAGGATTAGTTGCACTCCAACTTCCAGATAATTGAACTATGTAAAATTCTTTGTCTTCAGTTACTGAAGCAATAGATGCTCTAGCTCCTGTATGATCTAAAACATTATCAAAACGTAAACTACCGGCAACCCTAACTCCAGCCCAATGACAACCTAATTCTTTATTCCTAGTAGGAAATCCTTTAAAAACTCCGGGAATAGCTGGCTGGTTACCAGCAGCTGGAGAAGCTCCTTGAGGAAGAGGTATTTTATAAGTAAAAGGAAAGTCAATAGTATTTTGATAGTAAGATGCCGTGGCTATCTCAAATCCTCTTCTCCATCTGGACCATGAAGATGCACTATTTACTCTGTAAAGAGAGTTAGGTAAACTGCCTCCAAATTCTGCTTTTATAGGTTTTACTCCAAAGTCGTCCTGTTTACTAGCAGCTTTTAAAAAAGAAAATGTATTACCTCTCTTGGACATTTTTCTTACCTCTAGTTTTTTCTTTTTGTCTCTCAATAAAATTTCTATAGACAGCTGCAGCTTTTGGTTTACCTGCCACCCTAGCTCTTTGTTCCATAGCTATGGCAGCTTGTGTTTTATGATTATGTGTACGATCGCTTTTTTTAATCTTAGAAATACTTGCTAAAGCTGTTCTTTTATCTTTAAACCCTAAACCTTTTATAGTTCCACGGGGGTTCTCATCGGTATATAAATCACTATGCTGTTTACTATTAGCTGGCTGCCCTTTCTTACGGGGTATCCGAGCTTTCACTTAGAAGAACCCTCCGAGAGCAGTTACGTGCACTCCAGAGGCATATCCGGCTGTATTAGGACCCTCTGCATATACACCTACATATACCCTGTCACCACGCTCTAAATATATACCTCTGTTTCTAATTGGTAATCCAGCGTTAGCATCACCTGTAGAAGAAGCGAAAGCCGAATGTACACCAGGAGTAGAAAGATGAGGCATAACATCGGAACAATCTACACTATGTGTTCCAGCTGGTATTTTTTTCGCAAATAGTAATTTATAATCTCCAGAAGCAGGAATAGGTGTTGTAGTTCCACGAGTTGCATAGAATACAAAGGTTACTTCAGGTTGTTGTCCATAGTTAACACCCTGATAAGTAAATCCTTGAGTAAGCCCACCAGAGTAATTCAAAGCTTTTAAAACACCTGTTAAAGTCGTTGCTCCTGTATATGTGTAATGACCATACTGATAAGTGTTATTGGAAACAGTTGCTTGTGTAGGGTCTTCAATAAACACAATCATTCCACTAATTAAGGAAACAATCGAATCTTTATTGGTGACGTTCAGAGTAAAATCATTACTACGGAAGTAATCATTTCTGGTAATAAGTATTGAATCAACTACACCTCCATTATTATTGTCTTCACTTAAGGCTGCGTCCATATCAACCAAAATAGATGGTGCTTGACCACCTTGTACAAATAAAGTATTAGTTGCTTGACTTCCAACTGTTTGAGTAGTAACTCTTACTGAATCAAATAACGGACGATCAACCAAGAGAGGTTGTTTATTAGTCGAGGTAGATGCCACTTTTTCTTACACTGCTTTTTTAATTATTATAGCGTTAATCATATATTTCATCTCCAATTCTCAGCTAAATGCATTCTAGATCCTACAGCGGTATCTGCAGGTCCTGGTAACGCCTGTATAAACTCAGCTCCAGAACGTTCATATCTGTAACGAGCTTGCACCGGATCTTTATAATTAGCTACGTATAATATCCCTGCTAATCTATTAGTTTCATATAGATATATCTCACTCCATATCTTTAAAGCTTCTTTTGCGTTACTAGAACGAATGGTTCTATCTACGTCACCAGCAATAGTTTCTAATCTTGTAGAAGGAGTTGATGCTACTTCAGTTTTCTTTTCAGCAGTGTCACATCTACCAATTTGGACGATTATTTTGTCAACAAAGAATGAATCCGGAACAGTATTCATTGCTTCTTCCAAACGGGCATAATCACCTGCAGGAACTGAGACTGTAAAATAACCCAAATGGTATCTAACCCTACTTTTATCAAAGTCAGATAATTCCACTCTAAAAGTATTAAGTAATTAAATTATACTCGGATTAAATCAGCGGCTATAACAGAATCCCAGTCTACTCTTTTTATTTGTTTTAACTGTTCTAAATTTACAAATCTCTCACCCGATAAAGACATTTGCAAATCTTTTATTTCTCTTGCTGTTTTTAAACCTATTCCTTTTATATGATCAGCTATCATCTGAGCTGTTGCTCCATTTATGTTTAACCTCATATCAGGAGGAAAATTCCTAGGTTCCTCTTTAGCCGCCTTATCTTTTACTTGGAGTGTTTTAACTCTAGTAGTTGCTTTAGTGTCAGGGATTAATTCTTGTTCATAAACATGAAAAACTTTTCCATCTTGATCCTCGACCATAAAGCATTCACCATTGTCGAGTTCACTAATTTTTTTAACTCTAGAACCTGTTTTCTTATGTTTGAAAAGCATAACTAAGATCAAAGTATTATCCTTGATCTTAGTTTACCTTATTTAGCTAACTGTGCGACCTATAATGTACTGCTCAATATCATTGTACTGAGGAGCTTCATCAGGCTGGATGTAACACACTTCACATACGATGTAACCTCTCTTACCTGCATCTGCATCTGCATCAGATAAGTAGAAACCATTCTGAGAAGAAGTAGCGTTTGCACCTGCTTTACTAAACACTTTGTAAGTAGTTGCACCAGTGATTGGCTTGTATGCTATTCCTGGATGTAATGCACCACCTGCGTTTGTACCGGATGCTGTGATAAATGGATTACCACTTAAACCTTCAACTCCTGCTGCGAAGAAGATAGCACCTGCTCCGCCATCACCTGTTCCATCTACTGTGGATGTGATGTTTGCTTGTGCACAATTTTCTGCAAGACCAGAGGCAGCTACTGGAGCACCACCATTACTACGTCCGAATGAAACTGCGTCACCTGTTGCGGCATAAATACCGGAAGCAACACGACCATCCCAACCAGAAGCAACAGAGACTGCAGCACGATATACATAAGAAGGAACAGCAGCAGTACCTGAGACTACCATTCCTGTTATGTCTGTGCGTGTATCGTCATTTCTGTAAGGTGAAGGAACGATAACATCTGCTGAAGCTACCTTCGCACCTACCTTACCTGTGATCTCTACATAACCACGTTGTTGAAAATATTTATAACCTGGTACAGCGAGTACGGAAGTAGGACCTCCTACACTCTTGTCATTAGTACCACTATCGTTGGTATCAATATTTTTATACCAACCATTAAGGGCCTCTGTGAAGTTACCAGGATATATTTTCTTAGCTGATAAGTAAGACATTTATTTCTCCTTAATTTTATTTACGTATTTATTTTTACTTAGTTATTAGATACTACCATCATCTGAGATGAAGCTAAATGCTGTTGTAACGAAGTCTTTGTTTAGACTCTCGAAACCTGCATATAGTTGCCAAATCAAAATGATAAAGCGGCTAAAGTCATCATTGTTGTTGATGAGTACCTGTGCATTTGGTCCACCAATTCCAACACCAATTGCTTGTGGTCCAAAGAAGAATCCTTGAGCAACTTCTTGAGAAGCATAAGAACTATTGTTAAAAGTAGCTGTTATGTTCTTAGTTGGGAAGTTTGTAGACTCGAAGAATTTAACACCTTCAAATTGAACACCTGTTGGCATCACTGGTTCACCTGCAAGGAAGAAAGCTTGACCAGCTTGAGGTCCTTGGAAGAAACTAGCGTTGTTAGGAACCATAGGATTGCCCATGTACATTCCTTGTCCAGGAGCACCTGAGTAACGAGCGATTTCTCTGAAGTCACTGTCACGACGTAAGTGCATCATAAAAGAAGGATCACATAAGCAACGATATAAACCATCCGCATATGTTGGAACGTTTCTCTTACGCAAATCTTTAACAACAGTTAAAAGGTCAGTCTTAACTGAGAACTGCTGAATCTGATTACCATATTCTGTTGAAGTATATGTTATACGTCCAGAAGAGTCTTTTGTTTTTCCACCAGCGAAGAAGTAACCACCTTGTGAAGATGATGCTGCTCCGTTAGCTTCTGCTTTTGCAAGTTCGTCGATGAAAACTCTATCTCTCCATCTTCTATAGTCATCTAAAAGTGTTAGAGAACCAATAGACTGATGGAACATATTTAAGTTACCAGTGTCTAAAAGAAGACGCTGTGCTGTAACTAGAGTTTCACGAGCAATCTTAAACGTGCTTGGCTGTGTTGGATCACCAGGATCTGCAGGACCTGTGTACTCTTTAAGTACTACAAGAACCTTTTCCTTTGTGATGTTACGGCTGTTTGCAGTTCCGATTGTTTGGTCAGCAATACGTTCTCTGCTGTCCTTTGTTCCTGGTGTACCCCAGAATTTATATCTATCTAACTGAACCGTTTGTCCAGGTTGGCGAGAAAAGTCGTGTACCACTACTGGTTCACAGGCCATCTCAGCCACATAAGCTGGGTGGGGACGATAGAGTTCCGCACCTAGTATCTTTGGAAAGTCATTATCAATGAACACTTTGCTTTATCCTCCAAAAAGCGGCAGTAAATGTTTATCGGGTAAAAGAATTAGACGGTATCTAGTTCTATCTATAAATTAAATTTTAGCAGTACATAATTTATTACAAAAAATGTATGCCATATTACATCATCCTAGATAAATCTCCCTGCATTTGATACAGAGAGTTCTGAGTATTACTAGGACCATATTGTTCAGGATCTATAGCATTACCTACAGCTCCTAAAACTACTCCTCCAGCTGTGGCACCTATCATTCCGGGAATTGCAGTATCAACTATAGGTTTTACTAGGTTGATATTAGCTCCTGATATGTTTTGAGAAGCCCCTGTTAAACCTGAAGCTAAACGAGCACGTAACTCATTAAAGTTAGGAGCATCAGCAAAATCCTCTGCATTTCTAGCACCTTCTGGCATAGATTTTGCAAATTCTTTTAAACGTTTGCCTGTTCCTTTTTGAACTTTTTTAGCTACTTTTAATACATCTTTTCCCATAGCGGGGGCGTATTTACCAGCAAGAGCAACTCCTCCTAGAGCTCCTCCTACTGCTCCTAAACCCCCTAACATAGGTCCCAACATAACCTTACTCCATTACGAATAGTTTATTCTGTACTGTGTTTGGCTGAGCCTGATTTAGCATTCTCCATGCATTCTGTGGATCACGAGACATTGTGTCGTTAAATGAACCCCAGAAGTTTTCTGGCTGCTGTGGTGCAGCTGCTTCAGGAGGTGCTGGCATATCATAGTTTTGTCCAACATACTGTCCTTCTGCAGGAGCTGTTGGATATCCCTCTGTTTCTAAATCTTGTTCAGTTTCATAAACAGGATATGGTCCTTCTGGTCCAAAATATTTAAGTGTGTAATCACTTAATACATCTGGATTAGTAAGTATTTCGTTATAAGCTAAATTTTCCTGATGTTCTTGTGTAGCAAAATCAGCATATCCGACGATTAAATCTTGTGCTTCATTTCCCCATTCAACAGCACTATCTAGCATTTCTTCTAGGTTTAGAGCGTACTGGTTTAGAACGGCTGGTGCCTCTATCCCGAACGCGTCCATCACCTCCCTGCTCTCGTCGCTCATCCCCACCTCGTCCTGTATCTCGTCCAAGGCTGTCTCTGAGAGTGTCGAGTAAGTTGGGGAATAATTGTCCGAGTATTCCTGGTTGGCTGACCAAGTCTGGGCTTCCGATGCTGGCGTACTTAGGTAGCCGCTCTCCTGTCCGTAATTGGCCTGGTCGTATTGTGTCTCCGTCTGATAGGGTTGACCCTGGAACGGGGATTGAACTGGAGTACTCAGGACGTTCATCACTTTGTTGAACGCCGATTCCCATGGATTCCCCTCCGGAGCTGTCGCTGGTTGGGATTGGGGGACGTACTGAGTAGGGTTTGATTGGTAACTGGGGCTCGCCTGAGGTACCGCTTGGGGGTAACTGGTCCCCACCTGATAAGCCTGAGGTGCTGCCTGAGGTGCCGGTGCCGGTGCCTGTGGTGCTACGTAGCTGCTTGGAGCTACTGTCCCTGCTGGTGCTTGGCTCATCTGTGGGGTCGATTGGACGGTAGCGTCCTGCATAACTCATCTCCTTTTGTAGTGCTTCTAATGTGCGATAAAGATATGGTGTTAGATCCAATCTCGGATCTGCTGCCATAGGTAGATCTGGTGATTGTGGGTGAGGAGTTCGCATCATTCCTCCCACTAAACTTGCGAATTGAGAGTATGCACCCTGCAACTCGTTCACCATTCTAAATGGGAAGCCTGATAACATGGCTGCCCTTTCCTCATCCGTCTTTGACGGAAATAGGTATTTCAATGCTTCTATGCTATCAACGCCTAATTCTTGAAGATTTCTAACAACTATAGAATTGTTAAGAGTATCCTGTGTGGAGTCCTCATATACAGGTCCTAACCATCTCCATTGAATGGTTACATCTCCGTCAGGTATTAATCCTCTTACTCCAGGTGGAATCTGTTGAGCTTGAAGACTAGCCTTCAACATCATCTTTATCTGTTCGTCATAAAACTGCATTGCTCCTTCATAAAGATCTATTTGTTCAGGAGTAGCATCCTCGGGTAAATCTACAGGTTTTTCTAGTCCTACTACAGCAGCTAAAGTTTCTTTAAATAGCTGTTCTTCTTGAAATATGATCAATTCTAAACAGCGACATAATCCATAAGTGTAAACAGAAGCAGCTTTCTTCTTAGCAGTTGCAGCTACCCTACCAAATAAAGATTTATATTCAGTGGCTGTAACACCAGCGGATATTGACAGTTCATCTACTCCTCCCAAAGAGGTTCTTATTTCTTCTCTATATTGACGTGAAAAAGAATTTTGATCTCCAGTAATTGCATCAGGAACAATATAACCAACACGGTCATTAGGTTCTAAATTAGCTATAACTCTAGGAACTCGTATCTGTCCATCTACACCACGGGAAAGTGGATCTGCTTTAAAACGAGATTGACTCATTGGATTTACTCCAGCAAAACCAGAGTTAGCAGCAATCGAAGGTCTTTGAACAGTAGACTCACCTGACTCCATTAAATCTGTTTTTGGTCTTGAAGATAATAAAGTAGGGTTACCAAAGAACTGAACATTTTTACGCATAGTGCGTATCATTTCATCATGAGTACATATATGATTAGCTAACGCATCAAACTCGCCTACTCCTTCTGCTGCAAATCCTTTAGCATTATTAAATATCTCTACGCAAGGAATAAACCCTAAACTGTTAGTAAATGTTTTAGTCTTACCTGCTAAACCTTGATAAGTAGAGTCAAAAGATATTTCACCTTCAGAATGTGTTTCTTGTATAGTTTTATTCTTAATAGATAATCTTATAAATCTTTTAGCTCCACCCGAACCTAACATATCTGGTCCACTAATACTTTGATTAATTACTTCTTGTTGATAACCAGAGCCTTGGCGTACTTTATAACTATATATAATTACAACTTCATCAAGCTGACCGTCAATATTGTAATAACTTCTATATTCATGCTTACGAAAATAATATAGTCTGTAATTAGTCTTAGTGGGTCTAATGTAAAAAATACCTTGTCCATCACAAAGAAAGTAATCCCATATAGAATCTAGTCTAGTATCAAGCTGATTATATTTAACTACTCTATCTACAAAATCTTTTCTTTGATTACCAAAGTTGTCTTGAGCAGGAAAGAACTCTACACCTTGTCTAATACCAAACAGTTTCATCTGGGCAAGATGGGAAGCCACTATACCAGTGTCTATCATTCCCCCACCATCTTTATTGAGGTAAGAGTCTATTATTTCTTTTAATCTAGTTTTTGGATCGTTGTTACCCATTTACTATCTCTTACGCTTATCTTTATATATCTTAGCAGTTCTAGCAGCTTTGCCTGCTTTTGCCGCTACTTTTGTATTCTTAACAAACTGCTCACCTCTTCTACTACCAGCTCTCTTTTTACGATCAGTTTCCTCTCTCTCTTTTTTAGAGAGTTTTGCCCACGCACTTTGAGGTAAGTAACGTTTAGTATATCCTTGTCGTATAGCTTTATCTGCCATTTTATTTCATATATTTACCAGCTAATTTAAAAGCTTTTTCTAAATCTTTAGCTTGTTGTAAATGCATCTTCGAACTGTTTTTTAGTTGAGATGTTATTTTTTTAACTTTTCTTTTTACATCCATGATTAGTTAGCAGAATCTTTGTATTTTTTAGCAGCTGTTTTAGCTTTCTTTCCTTTCTCATACTGGTCTTTAGTCATCCATTTTTCTTTACCCCATTTTTTTAAGGCTTTTTGTTTTTTACTCGGCCCTCCTCCTTTATATCCTCCACCAGCTTTTTTATATTCTGACGCAACCATTTGAGCCTTTCTTGCACTCCACTGTCCAGGCTTTCCTCCACTGCTGCCAGCCATAATCCGATTTTTAATACTTTCACGTAAACCGGGTTTAGTATACTTGGAATCATCTTGAGGCATTTTTAACTAACCGTTTTATTTAAATAGTTTCCTACTGGGAAAACAGTTCCAGATAACATTCTTGGCATAGCTGGAATACTATTAGATTCTCTTAAAGGTATTTCTTCATCTGTTGGTCTTAATTCCTTTATTTCTTTACCTGAAGGATCTACTGGTCCTCTATGCTGCATAGGATTATGTGATCCACTCTCTAAAAATCTAGGTACTCCATCAATAGTCATAGTAGGTGAATGTATACCATGAGCCATCTTCATACCTTCCACATTTCCGATTTGCATCATAGATGGAGTTCCAACTGCAATAGGTCTAGGATTAGTGCCTTGAGGTGGATTTAAATTAGGTAGAGATCTTCCCTCTTTTTTATATGCTTCAATTAGCCTATTCATATCTTGTGCAGTTACACCACGACTTAACGGCCCTTGAGCTATTGCACTATTTCCTGGTCCTGCCCCGCCACCAAAATTAAAATTAAACATGATCTACATCACACTTTTTCTAATATTCTACTCTTCGTTTACTTCATACCTAAAAGGATCATTTAATCTATTTAAAACTAAACCTGGACCTTTAACATTCCATTCAATCAAATCTCCATCAATCCAACCTAATTCATTATGTATTTCTTCTGGTAAGTTTAATGACAGCTCACCATCTGAAGCTTCTTTTACTTCTAAAACATAACTCATTTGTCTATAAGCTTTTCTACTAGTTTATCAAGCTTATTATGGATTGCTCTGAAATGATCATTCATTTCTTGCAGTTCTCTAACGAAATCCACTTTTAAAACATACTCCAATGGCATACGGTTTACATGTTCTTCCAAAGCATTAATACGTA